CGAGCAGGCCAATGGCGCAACTTCCGTTTTGGGACGCGCATTAGGGTACATGGGGCTGGGAATTGACAAGTCTATAGCTAGCAGTAACGAGGTTTTAGGACGCCAACCGTTGCCAGATGACCGCAACCAAGTAATAAGTATTGCGCGACCAACGCCAACACTTGACGGCCCTAGGTCTAAAGAAATTGGCAGCGCTCGACTATCGGCACGCGAACAAACACAAGCAAGTAACAGCAACGGCGCGACTGCTAACCAAATAAAAATGCTTACCCAAATGTGCGCAGAGCGTGGGCTAGATTTTGACCCCGACACACCAATGACCTACTCAGAGGCTAAAGACATGTTCTTAAACATTAAACCGATACCCAAGGTTAAATAATGAACGCCGACGACATGCCACCAGAGCAAGCCATTTGGGCATATTCGAGCATGCTGTACGACTCACGCCAAGAGCGCGACAGCCTACGGCGCGAACTAAACATTGTCATACAGCAACTGCTCGACTGCCAAGGCGACTACAAGCGCCTAGCGCGCGACTTTGAACGCATCGCAAACGCCGTGTTTTGCCCAGACTGCAAAGCAGTAGACGATGCCAAATAACTATGCCGGCATGACTGAAGCCCAATTCTTGAAGCAAGTGTGCGCGGTGGCTAAGTTGCGCGGCTGGTTGATTTACCACGCCAAGCCCGCACAAGTCGGCGAGCGTTGGGCCACCCATTTCCAAGGCGACGCAGGTTTCCCAGACTTAGTGCTCAGCCACCCAACTGGCGGCCTAGTGTTTGCAGAGCTGAAGGCAGGCCGTAACAAACAGAGCGACGCGCAGCTGCGTTGGCAACGGTACCTACTCGAAGCAGAATACGAGTGCTACTGCTGGTACCCAAAAGACTTAGACGCCGTTATAGCGCGACTGAGTGACATATGAGCAAAGTACTAGTAACACTCGACTACGAGGAATTGGAATACTGCGCCATTAGTGGTGCGCGGCGGAACATACGCGCTATGCAAAAAGACCGCAAACCTAGAGACAACACAAAGTACAGCGCGCAAAACTGGTGGCAGTCCAACATCACTGGCGTCATTGGCGAGTACGCGGTAGCCAAGTCATTGGGTGAGCATTGGCAAGACCTAGAAGCCGACCGTGGCGGTTTTGACGTACTCAACTATCAAGTGCGCTCGACAGAACACACCAGCCCCAAACTTGCCTCGCGTCCTAACGATGACCTAAACCACATATACATTTTGGCGCAGGTTTATAAATGCCGGGTACTAATCCACGGTTGGGCTACTGGTTACGAAATACAGCAACTCGGTGCGCAATGGTACGGCGTGCAACGCCTACACCAAGACATGCTTAACGACATGTCACTCTTACCGCACCCAACTATCTACACCGCACAAGTCCAAGAATGGGAAAGGCCCGACTACCAATGAGCCGTTTAACTGAAGCCGACCGTCAAGAGCTGCGCGCATTGTTCAGCCAACTCGCTGACATACAAGCTGACGCAATCATCGAGGAACTGGCAACACAGCCAGACGAATAGTCATGCGCATACAACTGAATAATACTCATGGCCACGTACGGGTTTGCACTGTGCTGGTAACACACGGGAACGTGGGTAGAGCGTCATGCCTTAGAGCTGACGTGCAGCGTCCAAACGTCACAAATGTGAATGGTGACCGTCCACAAGTATTAAACAGCCGGCGACCAGAGAGACATACTCGAACCGCGGGGGGACGTACTGCACGAGACCTGACTACAAGCATGAGAGCAAGCGATAGCGCGCTAGCCAAGCGAAGCGCGGGAAAGAACTAGAACCATGACGACTACACATAACGGCAAGCAACGAGCCACCAGCGAGTTCAAACGCAACAGAGCCAAACTCTTAGCCGATGAACCCGTGTGCCATTGGTGCGGAATAGCGCGAGCAACCGAAGCAGACCACCTACTCGAAAGCGATGCCGGCGGAACCAATGACATAACCAACCTTGTGCGGTGTAGATAGTTGGGTGCGGTAGAAGTGACATGTCGTTGAGCATGTCGTGGTGTAGGCGTATTGCGCCGTACTCGGGCGCGCCTAGTTGTTGTATCTCGTAACCAGTTGCCCAACCGTGGATTAGTACCCGGTGTTTATGGACTTGGGCGAGAATGTAAATGTGGTTTAGGTCATCGTTTGGGCGTTGCGCTAACGACGGTTTCTTGTTTTCGGTGCTGCGTACTTGGTAACTCAATACGTCAAACCCGCCACGGTCTTGCTCTAGGTCTAACCAATGCTCGCCTAATGACTTTGCTACTGCGTACTCACCGATAACGCCAGTTATGTTGGACTGCCACCAGTTTTGTTTGCTGTAACTTGTTTTGTCTCGGGGTTTGCGGTCTTTTTGCATGGCGCGTATGTTCCGACGCGCACCACTAATCGCGCAATACTCCAACTCTTCGTAGTCGAGTATTACTAGTACTTTGCTCATATGTCGCTCAGTCGCGCTATGACTGCGTCTAGGTCTTTGGGGTACCAGCAGTAGCACTCGTAGTCGGCTTCAAGTAGGTAGCGTTGCCAGCGCAGTTGTGCGTCGCTTTGTTTGTTACGGCCTGCTTTTAGTTCTGCAAACACTAGGCCACCCGTGGGCGAAACCATGACGAGGTCTGGGAAACCAGCATCGCCTTGGAAATGGGTAGCCCAGCGTTCGCCAACTTGTGCGGGCTTGGCGTGGTAAATCAACCAGCCGCGCAACTTGGCTATAGCGCATATTTGCTTTAGAAAAGCGGCTTCAGTCATGCCGGCGTAGTTATTCGGCATCTTCAGCTGCTTTGCAGTCTGGGCAGTAAATGGCGTCTGCTAGGCGTTTGTAACTTTTTGCTAGGCGCTGGTAATCGGCTTGGCAGTCCATGAGTTGGGATATGACTATGTTGAGTTCGCGCCTCAGGCTTTCGCATTGTTGGCGTGAGTCGTACAGCATGCTCGAATATGCCCATAAGGCTTGCTCTGCTGGCATTTGGTCTATGTTGCTCATTGTTCCGCTGCTTCCATAACTAATCTGCCTACTATTTCTGCTACTTGTGGCACCACGGCGTTGCCTAATCCTCTAAGTCTGTCCACCCGATTGGAAACCCCATGAGCCACTCGACCCACGTCGGGTTCAAGTAACCAGTGCTCGTAGGTTCGGCTATCGCTACAGCCTGGACTATTCGCGACGAATACTTTTCGCCGTTTTCTAACGCTTGTCTCGTTGACTCCACGCTCGTTGATGTCACCCAATTGGCTGTCGTTGGAGTAGGCCACATTCTGCGACCCACTACCGTCTCTAAATTCGGGAACCGCTTCGGGTTGTGAGCCACTTCCTGCGTAATCTTTGCAGCCATTGCCGAGTTTGCTCTTGGGGTAGGCCACGATAATAATTCGTTCTCGCTTGTGATTGGCTCCCACGCTGGCTGCTGATATAACGCGCCATTCTGCGTCATACCCGATTTCGGCAAGCTCTCCAATGACTTGCAGTCCCCCCAAAGAGAGATGTCCTCTGACGTTCTCCATAATTGCAAACTGTGGTCGTAGTTCGCTAATAGCTGTTCGCACCCAAGGCCACAAGTGTCGTGGGTCGTCTTTTCCTTTTCGGTTTCCTGCGGTGCTAAATGGTTGGCATGGGTAGCCACCACAAATAACATCGGGTCGCTCGCATTCGTCCCATTTAATTTTTTTGATGTCTCCATGGTTTGGCACCTCGGGCCAATGTTTCTTTAATACCTTGCAAGCAAACGGGTCTATTTCTGATTGCCATATTACGTTCATGCCGGCACGTTCTAGGCCTAGGTCTATGCCGCCAATGCCGCTGAATAGCGAGCCAACTGTCAATGTCATTTGACTTTAGGTATTGGTTTTATGTTCAGAAACATGTCTTTTGCCTCTGAGTACGTCATGGGTGTTTCGGGGTCAAAATCTAGCCCACGCTCTGCGCACATTTGGGTAAGCATTTTTATTTGGTTAGCGGTCGCGCCGCCGCCGTTGGCTGGTTGGGTATGTTCGCGTGGTGCGGTTTGGCTTGCTTCGGTTTGTTGGCGTGCCGTTAGTCGAGCGCTGCCAATTTCTTTTGACCGTGGGCCGTCTATTGTTGGTGTGGGTCGCGCAATGCTTACCACTGGCCGGCGGTCGTCGTCTTCGGCGGCTTGCTGGCGTCCTAACACCTCGTTACTGCTGGCGATTGACTTGTCTATGCCGAAACCCATGTAGCCCAATGCGCGGCCAAGCGCACTTGTCGCGCCGTTGGCTTGCTCAGACAGTTTGGTAAAAGTCGTGCGCCCCGGGTATGGCTCAAACATGTAAGCGGTAACTGGTATGGGGTCTTCGGGGTCACGGCTCACCGTTACCGAACACTCGATAAATAACTGGTCGCCAACTTGGGTTATTTCTGGGCGGTGCTCGACGATGCGCAGCTGCGGGAAAACCTTTAGCGCTTGTTTAAGACGTGTCTTGACGTCTACGTACTCGGAAAGGTCAAAAGCCATTATTCGTACCAACCGTTCTCGTGCTGGTTAATCCAGTCGGCGGCCCACAATGTGACCAAGCCGAAAACTGTCATGACACCTACAAACGCAAAAATGCCTGCAATAGTTCTCATTTTGCACCGCGCAATGCTGTCTCTACTTTGTGGAAAAGCACGTTTATTTGTTCGGCTAAACCAGTGTGGCCGGCATCGTAAAGCTCTTGGCTGATGTCGTCTAGACGGTCAAGAATGCTCTGTGGTTTTGGTTCAAGGCTGCTGGGGTGTTCTAGCCGGCCGATTGCTTGGCGTAGGTCTTCGCACAAGTGCGCATCGTCCATTGCGTATGAATAGGCGTGTGCGCGCAGGTTGCGGATTAGCACGTCGGTTGCTTTGGGTCGAGTGTTCGCCCAAAGGTTGGCTAATGCTTGGTCTAGTTGGTTAGTCGGGTTTACCATTTTTCTATTTTCCTTTTCTCTGTTTGTTGTAGTTGCGTTGGTATGCGGCATGAGCTTGTTTGCACATTGCGCATGGCGTTTCTTGTTTTTTGAGATGGTATACATAGCCTGTGTCGCTACCGCATTTGCTTGTGCGTGGCTTCGTTGTCATACAACTATCTTACACGACGTAAGAAACAATGCAAGTCTTATTAAGAATTATTTTTTGAGCTGTTGCCGTTCCATGGTGCCCAGCCGTGACGGTTGAATAGCGCTAGTGCGGCTTTAAGGTTTTTGCGGGGTGACCAGAGTTCGGTCATGGCTTTGCGCACAATGCCGGACTCGACAAGAAACCGTTTGTTGCTGCCGTTCAGTTGCATAAGGCCGTAACTGCCATTGTATGGGTCGCGCCGGTTCCATGCCCGTGCGAAGCCTTTGGACTCGCGCAAACATATTTGCATAAGGCGTGGTATTTCACGTTTCTGCCAGCCAACCTCTAGGGCTAAAGCTGTAAAGAGTTTGCAGTCGGGTTCTACCGCTGCTTGTGTTTGTGTTGCCGGCACCAGTAGTGCAGCTGTGGCGAGTACGCCAAGTAATCGTTTCATGGTTTCTGCCTTTCGTCGGGATAGGTAAAAACCCTAATGGGCTTATTGAGTGTTTGCGCGTCTTTAGGCTGTAAGCCTTATGGTGTAACGGTTTCTGTGGGTGGTGCCCACACGTTGCCTAGGACGTATTCCCAGTGCCATGACTCGAAGCCTGGCTTGCTTGGGTCGCCTGTGCCTATGTACCAGCCGAAGCGGTTAGCGTTTTTGTTGAGCCATGTAAATGTTTTGCCGGACGCGTTAGCAAAATCTACTGCTAAACCCCAGCCGTGGTTAGAACCTTTGACGCCTGTTGGGTCGGGTGCCGCGCATGGTGCCATACCCTTTTTTAGGTACCACGTTTTGCCCTCAAATGTGCGGGTAATGCCTCTGGTGTCGTCTGTTGGTTTAGGGCTGTAGCGCTGCATGAATGCGTTGTATTGGACGCTGTACGGCCTGTACGTGTCCACGGTAGACGTTGGCTTTAATGTGATGCCGTCAGCCTTGGCGGCGTTCAACATGTGTTTGTAGCTGCGTACCGCGCACGTATGCAATTTGCCGCCGGGTACAGGGCTTAGCAACTCGTCTGGCAACTGGCCGTTTTTGTGGCCGGCTAGGTCTTTGGGCAGTTTAATTTTCTGTGTTGGGTACATCTTGTGCCTCTTGGTCGTCTGGTATGCCGTTGTTGTTTGCGTCTTGCTTGTTGCCGCCGGCTATCATCACGCCGCTTAAAGTGCCTGTTAGAAATAGGACTACTGGCGTCATGAGCTCAAAGAATTTTGAGTCCACTGGCGAAAGCTCTGAGCCTTGGTAAACGAACAGTAAGCCAAAAAGCATTAGCGCCATGGTTAAGGCAAGAATGCCGGCAAGGACTAGCCCGACAATAAAACGTAGTCGAGCATTTAACTCGGTAGGCGTTAGGCGCGGTTTATTTAACACGGCCTTGTTTGTACTGTGTCTGACGTCGGGTTAGCGGCGCTTAAAGCCTTGTTTTTTGTTGGTATGCAGGGTTGTTGCTCAACACGGTTACCGCATGCTGTGAGTATTGACGCCAGCAAAAGCGCTACAAAACTAGCCCGCCAAATCATTGCGTGCCTCTGGTCGTGTGAGTGGTGCTGGTGGGTCTGTGTCGTGTGCCCATACGGTAAGTGTTTCGCCTTCAAGAGTCCAGCCTGAGTCAAAACCTGCGTCTCGTAACAACTCACATAATTCTTCATGCTTCATGCGCTTATCTCCATTGCTGTAATTGTGCTTCGGCCGGCAACTCCGCCACCTGCGTCGGGGTTGATGCCAATGCCATTCGGAAATGTTCCCGAGTATCTGCCGAATAACACGTTGTACACGCAAGCCGAGGTCGTAGCAGGAGAATGTAATATCTCCATCGCAGGCGTGAAAAACATATCCGAGCCAGCACTAAGTACTGCGCCTAGTCGGGTTCGATAGATACTCGTAGTTGATGAAACGCCATAAGAAATACCGAAAACTGCGATGCGGTTTGTGTTTGCACCTGCCGAGTCAATGTTCCCCGAAATTGTTGCCGAAACAAGAATGAGGCTAGATGAACTTTGTGGCGTGATGCTTACATTTAAAGTTGATAGTTGCGGATAGTCGCCCGTAGTAGTTCGGATTATCATGTCCGAAGTGCTTACTATTTGTAGCACACGAAACGCGCCGCGCAAATCGTTAACGTATGCAGCGGTTAGGACATTGCCCGTCGTTTGCGTTGCCGGTAAGTTTGTTGGTGTTGCCATTAGTACCCCAATTTATTTTCGTCTAGTTTGCCAAAAGTAGCATTGTTAAGGCTTAGGTAAGCGTTAAGGTCT